TTCTTGTTTATTGTAAACTAATGTTCCTTCCACAGCAATAGGGTTTAACCAAATTATTCCTCTTACTGCTCTATCTCTATTATCATCATAAAAATCATTGTGCAAAGGTAATCCTTGATTATTATCATATACTTGTATGCTATGTTCAAAATCGTACACATCAACTAATAGTTTTTTAGCCAATGAAATTATATTTTCTTTTTGATTTATTAGATGATCAACTACAGGATGGTGACCAGCAACATGGTCAAACTCTTCTATGATCTTTAGTCGTTGATGATTAGCAAGAAAGTTTTGGTGTACTTGGTCATTGATTAAGGATTTACCCCAACCCTCTTTTAAAATGTATTGATTATTGTTCCACATTAGTCCATCTTTTTGACTAACTGGATTCCTTTTCTTTTAATTCTTTTCTTAAGTAAATTTTGTAATGATGTCATTGGTCCAAATAAATGTTCAACATCTTTCAATACAAATGTCCTAAGATAAGGAAAAAATATTTTCATTTCTTGATGTAAGAACACATCAATAGGTATTTGTCGATTAGATTCCCACCACCAAATTTCTCCCATTTTGATAAATTCTTTGCGTAATTCATGTGTAGGAATTTTTGCAATATCGTAAAAAGTTATAATCTGTGCATCACAATTTACAACTATACCGATAAAATCATCACTTGCATAGGTAAGGCCTGTTAAAAAAGGAAAGTTCTCTTTATAGTCTTCTAGCATAAAACTATTTATTACTCTAACAGATAAATACAAGTATATAAAGAGTTAAATTTATGAGTTATGGTAATCACAGATTATACTTATACGATGATGTGGTGGAACTTGTGGTTACCACAGACGCAATCTATGTGGATAACAGACCTATGAACAATAAAAAATTAGTAGCACACAAAGGTTTGAGTAATCAGATCACGTTTAATATTAGAAACAGAGATAGAAAATTACAAAATGTATTTTCTGATCAACTGGTAGCATATATTGTAAACCCTATAACTAAAAGACGTATTTTAACAAGAGCATTGGAGCCAACCTCTGAAGTTGGTATTTTAAATTTGCATTTACAAAAAGGTGATCTTACAAATGTAGATGCCGGCCTGTATAAAATTTATATAACTAGAACAACCCAAGAAAACAAAGACTTACCTGTTTTTAGTAATCAAAATAATGATGTGAGTTTTGATATAGAAATAAAAGATGATGCATTCGTAGAGCCTGTGCCTACGCAGACTACAACAGTAATTACTCAAACTGCAAATACAATGTTAGGTGCTAATGCAAACGTATTCACAAGCGATGCAATGTTCGGTAATTTAGATAGAAACTTTTCTCATGCTCAACACAGTATAGGCATGTATGTAACAAATTTTACAGGTAATTTAGTAGTGCAGGGTAGTTGTTTAGAAGGCACACCTGATACTGACGATGCAAGTTCTGATTGGTTTAATGTATCAACTGTATCTACTACTAGTGCAAGTAACATTATCCATCAAACATTTATAGTAAATGCAAACTGGATTAGAGTACTAAGTTATCCTTCCGATACTGATAGTAAATTAACTAAAGTTGCATTAAGAAACTAGTTGACAAATTACTATTTTCTAGTATAATAATAACATGGATATAGACATTCTTGTTGAAAGAGTACATCGCCTCCTTTTGGATAACTTGCCTGTAAAAACAAGCAAAACTCCCAGTGGATGGATCACTATGGATTGTCCCATGTGCAGTGACAAACGTAGGCGAGGCGGAGTAATTACAGATGGCGGCAAAATTAGTTTTAATTGTTTTAACTGTAATTACACAACAGGTTGGGCAATTAGTCCTGGCCTAGGCAAAAAATTTAAAGATTTAGTTACAAGACTAGGTGCATCGCAGAGCGATGTTCATTCAGTTACTATGGACTTAATGAAACATAGTGAACTGTTAGAAAGCAATACAACTGTAGAATATGTATACAGTATAGCAAAATTTAAAACAGTAGAATTACCTAATAAAGCATATTCAGTAGAAGACTTAGATGATAATCATGCAGTAAAAAAATATGCAATTTCTCGGGGACTACTTGGTCTATATCCACTGCTTTACTTTGATGAAAGTTTATACAAGCAGAGATTAGTAGTCCCATTTACTTACAACGGAGAGTTAGTAGGCTGGACAGCAAGACATATAAATCCGCCAGACAAACAAACTCCTAAATACTTACACAATATGCAAAAAGGATTTGTATTTAATGTTGATAGATTTGCTGATACATTAAGAGAAATTGTAATAGTTACAGAAGGTGTATTTGATGCTTTACTTGTAGACGGCATTGCTATACAAGGTAATAGTGTAAGTGCAGAACAGGCTCACCTCATTGAAAAATTAGGCAAACGTGTAATACTATGTCCAGATAGAGATAATGCAGGTAAAGAACTTATCGATCAAGCATTAGAATTAGGTTGGGAAGTAAGTTTTCCTAATTGGGCACCTGATATCAAAGATGCCGCAGATGCAGTACAAAGATATGGTAGACTGGCCGCTGTTTATAGCATCATAAATAGTGCTACAAACAATAAAATAAAAGCACAAGTAAAGGCAAAAATGTTATGAGTAAATTATATGTAAACGGCTGTAGTTTTACCCAAGGTCATTACGATACAGAAACAATAAGGCCTAGCGAAACAGATTGGAAAACATGGTATAAACTAGATTCTCCATGGAGTTGGGCAAGACTGTTAGAGGGTGAACACTTTGATACTGTAATTAACGAAGCATATTGTGGCTGTAGCAATGATAGAATATTTAGGCGAACAATAGAATTTATTACAAAGACTCCTGATATTCAAGAATGGACAATAATATTACAATTTACAAATGTATTTAGATATGAGTGGCATTACGAAGAAAGTGATGTTTGGATAAATCAATTAATGCATAGATCTGTTTTTGATGACAGAAGTTTTGCTAGACAAAATGTTGATAGAGATTATATTCGTAGAGCATCAGATGACGTTGCTAGGTTACAAGGCATTATACAGTCTGCCCACAAGGTATATTTAGATTTTTATTTAAAACTTTTAGCATTTGAAAAATTAGCACAAAGTTACGGAGTAAACAAAATACTATATACCAGTTTAAGCAATGCAAACAATCCTAGATATTTAGATTGGGCATTAGATTTATTAATTAATAAGCCTATTGATTTTGCACAAAAAAAGTTTTTAACAAGTGATTATCCGCAAGGACTTAAAACAGAAGACGCAAAATTACATCATACTATATTAAATAAATTAGAAATGTCTAGGTGTACTAGTGCAATGTCTGAAATTACTAAAGGGTGCGAAGAAAGTGCAGAAGATAGCCATCCAAATCAAGAAGGGCATAGAATTTTTAATAGATATATAATTACTGAGCTGAAGGCTCGAGACTACATATGACAGATATAAAACAATACACAGAAGAAGTACAAGAACTATTCTTGAGATTCTTACTTAGCGACAAAGATTTATTTGCACGGTGTCAAAGCATTGTGCAATCTGGTTTCTTTAATGCTAAGTATAGGCCAGCAGTAGATTTATTTAAGAGCCACAGCGAAAAACACAACACTATTCCTACACCAGAGCAAGTTAGTGCCGCGGCAGGAGTTAAATTAGAGCCTATTCCCAACGTTACAGTTGATCACCACAACTGGTTTTTAAATGAATTCGAAACTTTTTGTAGACACAAAGCATTAGAAAAAGCAATTATTGAAAGTACAGACTTGCTAGAAAACCAAGACTACGGTACTGTAGAAAATAAAATCAAAGACGCAAGTCAAGTAGGACTTGTAAAAGATTTAGGATTAGATTATTTTGATAACCCCAAGGAAAGATTACAATGGATAAAAGACCAAGCAGGAGCAATCAGCACAGGGTGGAAGGGAATAGATCACAAACTTTACGGTGGGCTGAACAGAGGCGAAATGACAATATTCGCAGGAGGCTCAGGCGCAGGTAAAAGTTTATTCCTACAGAACTTTGCTGTTAATTGGGTACTTGCAGGCCTTAATGTTGTTTATGTTAGTTTAGAACTTAGTGAACAACTTATCAGTATGCGTCTTGATGCAATGGTTAGTGGCTTTGGCACAAAAGAAATTATGAAAAACATGGAAGATGTTGATCTAAAAGTTCGTATGAAAGCCAAAGGTGCAGGTAAACTAAGAGTAAAACAGATGCCAAACGGCATTAATGCTAATGATCTGCGTGTGTTCTTGCGTGAATATGAAATACAGAGCGGAGAAAAAGTTGACTGCTTATTAGTTGACTACTTAGATCTTATGATGCCAATCAGTGCAAAAGTTAGCGGCAGTGATTTGTTTATTAAAGACAAATATGTGTCAGAAGAAATTCGTAACCTGGCAGTAGAAAGAGACTTACTTTGCGTAACTGCATCACAGTTAAACAGAGCGGCAGTAGAAGAAATTGAATTTGATCATCACCATATTGCGGGTGGTTTAAGTAAAATACAAACAGCAGATAATGTTGTAGGTATTTTTACAAGTAATGCAATGAGAGAAAAAGGCAGATATCAAATACAGTTCATGAAAACAAGATCTAGTAGTGGTGTTGGTACAAAAGTAGATTTAAAGTTTAATCCTGATACTTTGCGTATTGAAGATTTAGAAGAAGGTGACGAAGATGCAATGACTTTAACAACTGGCAGTCTTGTAGATCAACTGA